TGAATACTTCAACAGCATCTCTTGTATTCCATGCTACTAACCATCTATGATGTCCATCTATGATATAATTGTCTTCACTTGCAATTATTGGCTTTTTAGGTGTGCCTGCTTGCATTTTAGCTAGCTGTCTTTCAACTCCTGCATCACTGAATTCACCTTGCGTTGCTTTAAGTGCTTTTGCTGGCATAGTAACTTTTTCAAATTTAGCACCATTATCTTTGAGGTATTCAATAAACTCTGGGTAGTCTTTTGTAGCTACCTGTGGCATCTCTGCACGTTTAATACCTTTAGTATCTTTACTGTCTGGCTTTTCTATTTTAAGTTCGTCTACTTTGCCTTCATTGCTGGCTATTGCGAAAGGCTTGCCAGGATTTTTCTTTTTAAATTCCTTGTTTCTTTGTTGAAACTTTTCTGGATCTATTTCTATTGCATCATCAGCTGGAGGATTAAATTTTTCTAAATCTTTTTGTATTTGCTTGAGCTTTTGTTTACGTTCTTGTCTTCTGTCGTGACGTTGTTGCCTTTTATCCTTTTCAATTTCTTGTGGTGTTATTGGCAAAGGTGAAGGAGTTTCGTTGAGATATTCTAGTGTAATTTCTTTGGCGGCTTCTACCATTATGTTGTGTATATGTCTTGCAACTGAATCTGTAACTCCTATAGTTTTAAGAGCTCCCATTGCATCACCTTTTTTGAATTGATCAAATGCACCTGGATATCTGTCTTTTACTTTATCTCGTAGTTCGAGACCTTTGTTAATTCTGTCCTTTGGAATTTTGTTTGCCGCTCCATACATTTTAGCACCAAGTTTACCAATGTTAGCATAGGCTCCATACGCCTTGCCCATTGCCTTTACCCAACCTGGATTTTGCTTAACAAATGCTTTTACATCACTTTTGCTATTGGCATTGTAGCCAAACTGTCCCATAAATTGACCTATCTCAGGATTCTGCTGAGTTGCTTGCGACCATAAATCCCACCATTCGGTTAAGATAAATTCATTTATTTGATTAATTTTCATGTTCTTCAATCTCTACTACTAAATTATTACTACCAGCCATAATCCTGTGATACGTTTCTTTTGGTATGTGGAGGACATCACCTTTGCTAAGTTGCTGTGGCAATTGATTGTCTAGTTGAAAACGCCAACCGTTGCCCTCCAATACCTTAACTGTTCGTGTTTGCCTATCTCTGTGCCAAACCAATTCTTCTCCGTCAACAGAACTTTCAAAAGTTCTGGTTCTTGTCCTACCCTGTACAATCTCTGTGTAAGGAGTTACCACCATTGGCCTCCTTTAACGCCTAATGCTTTGTACCTTGGAGTTCTGCAACTCCAGTATCTTGCAGTCATTTTGTCGTTTGCCTGTTTACATTTATGCCTAGCTACGAAACTTTTTACTGCGCCTTTGTTTTTAGCTTTTACGCTAAGTCCTGTTGTGTCTCCCCAACTAATCTTTTTGACTCGCCCTGTTTTCTTATTCATTACATAAACATAAAACTTTTTACTGCCACCACGCTTTGGGCTGTTGAGTTTGACTTTTTTACCATTATATTCTGCTTCAGTCTTTATTCCTGCAATAGGTTTTAATGAACCACCTGGCATTGAATTAGCACCAGTACCTGGACCATCTTGTCTACCATACGGCATACCTTGTTGCATTGCTTTGGTTTTACGTTGCTGATTGCCTTTTTTATAATCTTTATATTGCTGTGTATTAGCAATGCCGGGTGTGTTTGCCATCTTAGCATCTAATTTGTTGTGCATTCTAACAGCGGTTCTAGCCGCCGTCTCAGCATCAGAGGCGCCTTGTTTAAACGCATTTGCATCTTCTAAAAACGGCACGTCTAACGGAACAATCTCTCCGTTAAGTTTGATGCATTCACCAATATCCGTTTCGATTAATTCTTGGTCTTCCCAATCTAGTTCAAGCAATCCTTGTTTGTGCATTTCTCGTACTTGACGATAAAACTCTTTAAATGCTTGACTGCCTGGACGGAATATACATTCACTGAATGGAACACTTCTTTTAACATGCTCTTCAATAGCAAGTTTTACTGGTGTTGTTAAATCTTCATATCTCATAAAAAAATCCTTGGTAACTGTTACATGTATTTACCAAGGATTAATCATTTAGTTGTTGTAGAAATTATGCGTTTGTAATTTCAAGTGATTCATTAAGTACTGCACCTGTTCTATTCCAAGCTACTTTGTCACCAGTTGAAAACTGTGTGCCTGTGCCTGCTTCTACAGTACAAGTTCTTCCTGAAATCTTGCTTGCATAGTAAGTACCTGCGGCACTATCTGCAAGTGTAATTCTCATTTCACCTACGGCTGGTGCACCTGTAACCATACTACATACTGCTACTGTTCCGCCTACGCTACATGAAAAACGCTTGCTACCTTTTTGCTTTACAATAAAGCCAGCGCCAGCGCCTGCACCAACATCTGCTGATACTGAAATTTGTTCACCAGCATCGCCTGTGTCACCAAAATTTCTACTATTAAGTGGTCTTCCCATTTTATTTCTCCTTGACGTTCTAAGTCTACGGGGTTGGAGCCCCATAAGAAAGCATATTGCTAACAGTAATATTTATATTACTGCTTTGCTTTTTCAGCTTCAATTTCAGCTTTTACTTTTTCGTCAATGGATTTAATTTCTTCGGCTTCAGCTTTAGTAGCAGAATCTCCAAGCCATCCTAAACGTGATTTAACTACATCTGGTAGTAAACCTCTGTACGCACATAGTCTTGCATCTTGCATTGTTCCGTGTGCGGATACTGTACCATCTTTGCTAATAAAGTTGCCTTCTTTGTCATATCCACAATTTCCTGCAGATACAGCGGCTATGCCACCTCCAATACCGGCAAGTAATATAATCAATAACACTATAATAATTATTATTGTTCTCTTGCTCATTCTGTTATCCCTTCTATGAATAAAATAAGTGAACTATTTAGTTTGGTTATAATGTTCTAAAAGTTGTTGATTAGCTAGATTCTTGTGTTTAGCTTCGACCATAATATCAAAGTCGTCCCAGAAGCTGAGTGCCCAGTCATTACAAGCTGTGTTCCAACACATGTCGCTGTGTGCTCTTAGTTTAGCTTTTTTGTGTCCAGTTGCTAGTAGTTCTTGATAGTCTGGCTTAATATATGGTGAATGGTCCGGAAGGTAATCTTCACGGCTAATACTGTAGTGCATAGTAGGACGCACACCACGCCAACTATCAATAACACGTTTAATTCTGTCGTCAGTAGGTTCAATGTATTCTCCTCCACTGTTTACCCAATGGTGATGTATGTCTATAACTAGACCAAGATGTCCAGCGAGTTCGAGCGAGGCTTCGAGTCCCCACGAGTTTTCGTCGTTTTCGATTGTGATGGTGTTTCTCGCTTCGGGGGAGAGCCTGCCGAGGCATTCTTTGATGCCGGCTGGACCTTTCTTACCGGAGATGTGTACATTGATTTTAAAGTCCTGAAATTGTTTACCGTATCCCATCCACCTGGCGATATCCACATGATATTCAAACTCCTCTATACTTCTATTTACAATATCATCATCAATAGATGCCAAAACAGTAAACTGCCCAGGATGCATAGACAAGCGAACATCAAGCTCACGTGCAGTCGCACCCACTGCTGAATAAAGTTGTTCGGCTCTTTGTCTGACATCCGACTTACGCCAAAAATAACTCCAGTCATGCTGAGTATAAGCAGGCAACTGATTAGATCCAAGACGGACCATTCTAAGTTCATCGGGTAAGCCTCCTACATATTCTACTAGACGTTTTGCCGCCGCACCGTTGTGTTCCATAATGTCCCACAAACGTTGTTCAGCTACATCTCTAGTTTGATTGTTAAGCCATGTAATTGTTGTGGCTTTTTCGTTTAGAGGACGTTGTAGTTCTTCTAGAATTTTTTTCTTTTGTGTTTGATCCGGGTGCATGTACTTACATGCAAAACCAATACGTCTAGTCATAGTAGACTCCTAAACAAGTTATACCGTTAATATAACATAAGAAGTCTTGCTTGTCAATTAAATTTTGTAATATTTTGACTATAAAAATCTAATAGTTCTTTGTCTGTAGTTTCAGGCATGCGTCTATAGTTATCAGGTAAATCGTCCCAAGGACGCATTGCTGGGTGTGTTTTTTCGTTTATACTCATGTTCAAACCATAGCGATATCCTTCACGCATTTTGGCTTGTATCCATTGATTGTGTGCTTGTCTAGCATAAGCATCTTTGAGTATGTTTTTTGCTTCTACACTTATTTGATAATCTGTTTCAAAAGGATGTCCGAAGTCTGCATTTGCTCTATATACATTGCTAGTTTCTATTTGAAAGTCATGTTCACTAACACGCATATAACCTTCAACAATACGTTCTGCTTCTTCTTCGGTAAGATGTCTTACTAATGGTACTATATACAACAAATCATCTTCTTGGCTACCTAACATAAAACTATTTGTATTGTCATCACCCATAATAATATTATCAGGTGCTAGCATATCTACTGTTAGATACCAACGCCGAATTTCTCCGGCGTCTAGTTTAGTTGATGTTCTTTGTAGTATATAAAAATCTTGCATTACATTCTTCTTTTTGGTGGAGGTAGATCATTATCTTCCTCAATTACGGGTTCAGCTTTCGGTGTGCTTACACTAGCACTTGGCATACTTCCTGCCTGTTGTGGAACTACTACTGGTGGTGTATGTTTACTGCTAGTGCTATTTACATACAAACCAAACCATGCCGCTCCGGCACCTACAACTACACTTACTAATCCAGCTTGTGCGTTGTTTGGTTCAGCTAGTGCCATAAACCATGTGCAAACTTCGTACAGTAGATATATGTACATACTGATAAAAGCTCTTGGGAATAACCGCCACCTACTAAAATATTCTGGGGCTATCCACCATATGCTGTCTTGTTTCATTCTCTAACTCCTGTGTATACTCTAATAGTATTTATTGGATTATGCTAGAGATGTGGTCTATCTTTTTATACTCTCTACCACCCCACCAATTTACATACACAACTTCAGCAT